CTCAATAAAGAGTTGTTACACTTTCAAGTGCAAACTACCAGACACCTAATTATTATAGGAACTAACTGGTGTGATTCGTTGCAGGCTTAGTCACAAAGCCCCGAATTCAGACAATGAGACCATGTTTAAGGTTTCGGTTGGGGTTCACCCTCAACAGTTACTCATAGGAGGCAGTACGCCGTCCCTAAACATGCTTACTCATTGGTGAAGACGTTTTCACGTCTCACCTGTAAATAACCTAATCTTGAGGTTATCTCTTGGCTCTTGCTTAACCAAGTAAAGACCTCTCCAATGGAATCGATAGGAGCAAGCTCCTCCCGATCCTTGACATCCCGCAGATCAAATCTGCGAGCAAGGTTCGTCACTCGATCAAGATGATCGATTGCCGACTCCAGCGGATGGTTGCAATACTTGGCATGATTATAAGCAATCAGCTCAGCCTCTTCAACGATATCGTTCGTATCAAAAGAATCTCCGTCTTGGATGAGTTCTTCAACTCAACCGTCGAGGGCAGATACTAGTGATCGATCAGATAATAGAACAGCATAGTTCTCCATGTAAGAATCCAGTCTGGGGACTTTCCAATATTTTGGAGGAGTCTCTCAGAAGGAACTTGCAGGATAATATACGCCATCTATCCCGAGATATTCCTTCTTACTCGTATCGTAGTAGAGGGGATCTGGTATAGAGTAGCAGGAGGATCTTCTTGCATCTCCTCCCATAAGCTGATAAGCGTATCCTCTGAATTTCCCACCCTCCATAAGGAGATCTGGGACATCAGAAGTATGACAACTTTCCAACAATATAACCCCCGAGGGACACTTCTTAAAAGTGTCTAGTAAGTCCGAATCCGCCTTAAAGGACTCGGTCATACTGGGATAATCATTTTCAAGCTGTTTAGCCTTAGCTAACGCTTGTAATAATACGGAAGCCGTTAAATCAGCCTCGAGTTCCTCGAATAACTCAATATTTCTATTGGGTAAATCAAGGGTGACTCGACGAGAATTTAACAATTCCTTTGTAGCTGTCAACAATGACTGATACGGAAGACTGAAGTCTGACTCGGCAAAGTCAAACTCTTCATCCTCCGGATCGATCAAGGCAGTTATCATTTCTCTCAGCGAGATCCTTTTTGAAGCAAAAAGGGCTCCTAATAGAGAAAGTAAAGGTAGAGCTAAATCCAAATTGGATTTAACTTTTCCAAAACGTGATAAAAGTGTGGACAGTACAAGATTTGTACGTATTAGTCCAGAACGAGCGAAGTAGAGAACATTCGCCACCCTGGACCCGATCGAAGCTTCGGAGATGAACTGACGTCAACTCACCCCCGAAACGTTCGTACCGGAAACAACAGTACGCTTAGCAAATTCGAATACCGGCACATCGCGCGCCGAGATGGATTTCGAGAGATTAATCTCAACACCCAGCTCAGCCGCGACGACAAGGTAAGAATTCGCCAAGTCCTCATCAAAGATGACCAAGTCATCTCCCAAGATCTCATAGTCTTGGCTTCAGGTTCGCACCCCAGTACAGCGAAAACTGGCGTGCTGAACCATGAAATGGTGGGTTACTGCTAACATAGCCCAGGAGCTCAAGGCTCCCATGGGTTGACCAACTGCATAACGGACGGAACGCTCGTCGATACTATACTTCTCCCGAGAAGACTCGGAGAAATAGTAATCACGATCTACCAAGATCTTCCGTCAGAGAGTTCCCAACCCCTTCCCAAGGAAGAGGTTAAGGATTGACTCCTGGAGAGAGATCGGTAGCCTATCAGTAGCTGCGGTCAAGTCAAAACTGAAAGCCTTCTTAGAAGACTCAGCTTTAACAATGGACCGCAATACCGAGGCATCCTGGTCAAAAGTCCCATCATTCGGAATTATCTTTAAAAGTTTAAAGAGTTCCTTATGAAGAGGGTACAATAACGACTGGGTCCAAACGTCACATAATGCAAATGCTCTCAATTTCCCGGCAGCCTCCTCCTTGAAGGCAATCTGCCCTATACCACCGCTCCAACTCTCCTTAAGAGAGGGAACAAAGGTAGTAGGATTGAAAACCTTCCCCCCACATCTATTACACAATTCAAGAGCTTCGTTGAACCTATGTAAAAATAGGCGGGCATTAATGCCCTCAGCGAACTCAGTGAAGTGGTAATACATCTGTTGACCATTAATTGCTAAAGCATCGGTTAGGATACCGTGCCAAGCAACTGAATTGGTAGGAGACGCAGACTGGATAAATTGAACAGTAGTTGGAGTGATATTCAAAGAACCTAGCCAAGACGAAAATCCGTCCAAATGACGGAAGTAATTCGTTTGATAGGAATGAGAAATATCATGGACCAACTGGTCAAGATAAGACTTAGATCCGCTATAAGGACTAGTAATAGTGCTTAGCGATGGAGTGTAACCTCCTTCCAGGATACGATAAACACCAAAAACAGTCAAATAAAACTGTATGGTAGGTTTATCACCTCTTTGAATCCGACCTCTGTCACACTTAGGTATGATAGAGGGGATGCCTCGATAGACTCGAGGAAGAGGTAATCCAGGTTCTAAGTCTCTAAGAGAAAAGACAGGATTACGTCCCAAATATCTCTGAAAGGCTACATGACAACACTTTAACCACTTAATGGTAAAAGCGGAGCCATGATTCCTATTCAGTCTATGGATATAAAGGACGATGTTATTTAGGGTTTGGACTCTATTAGAGATCAAGGAACTCTTACCATACACCACAAGTATTACCTTGCGGAGGTATGGAGAGATCCCCTCTCACAGTTGTGAGACGGGATACATCTTATTCTTTATTATAGCCACCGATCCTAATGCACGCAGAATAGCTTTAAAGCTATGGAATTTAGTCTTTTGATTATTTTTCATGGTTTTATTGCTACTGGTTCGGCTCCGGCCGCAGCCTTTCTCCGAATCTCATGGGTAAGAAATAAGAGATAGAGAAATTAATCTCTATCAATTACCTTAGAGCCAAGGACTATGTGCATGGACGGATATAAGCCCTAATTGGCTTAGATCCTTAGAGGCCCAATATCGAATTCGACTGCGCTGTTCCGCCTTACGACGGGACGCCAGTATCGGATCGGATAAGGTCTGTAAGCACTAAGAGTGCTTCTGGAGTACGCTCCAGAGTCCACACAAAATATATCACAGTCAGTGAATTGACACTGAGCAGAAACACATTCTGTG